AGCCATATTTAACTTAAATATGTAATCAATATATTTATCTCCTTGATCTATTAAGGAAGCTTGTACTTCTTTAAATGTTTTTAATTTACCTAAGGATTCACCTATTGTATCATTATAATCTTTGACAGCCCTTCTTTCTAAGTCTTTTTTCCCAGCAGCCTCTGCTACTTGGTCGTTTAATAACATTACTTGTGTCTTAACTTCTGTATAAGAGTCTTTGGATTTTTCTAAAATTTCATTAAATGACTTTTGTTGAAGTTCTGCTGCGGTTATAGAATTACGAAATTTAATCATTCCATTATCAACGGCAGTAGCAAAAGCAATTATTGCTGATGTAGCTAAATATATACCTCCAGTCATCCCTGCAAAGCCTCCTATTACAGCAGGTAAGTTATTTTGAATACCTCTAAACCCATAAGGTAAATCTTGCAATACTAAAGCAAGATTAGTGTATTGTAAATTAGATTTCTTAACAGATGTCCCTGCTTCTGTCATTTTAGTAGCCAGTGGCCCTATTTGAGAATTTAATTGTTGAAACCCTACACTAGCAGTATTAACACCATTTTTAGTCAATTCGACCATAGCCCTTTCCATAGCTTTTGTAGCCGTTTTTGCTTGTGATGACTCAATACCATATAATTTAATGGCATTAGTCATAGTATTAAAACTATCCTTAAACTTATTAGCTATCTTTTGAAACTCTGCACTCGTGCCTGTAAATTGGCTTTTAATTTGTTGTAATGCTTCCGTTACTTTAGAAAAATCTAAACCTAACTCTAAATCAAATCTATTATCTGCCATTATTTTATCGGTTTAACAATGTTATATTTCTCTAGTACTTTTTGTAATTCTTCATCTGTCATTACTCTTTGCTTCACAAAGTTACGAATATCACAATTTAACTCAATTAAATCCTCAGGTTTAACTTTTTTACCTTTTGGTAATTGAATGTTAATTAAGACTGTTGTCTGCCATCTAATCTTAATCCACTTCTGTTCTTCTTCGTGTCTTTGACCATACCACACAAAATCCAACTCAGCCATCGTCATCTCCCAAAACAAATGGGGGAGCACTTTGCACTCCCCCATTGTATATTTCTCTATGTCAATCCACTCTAATTTTTTTTTACTTCATCTTTTTTACTTGACTTTGTAGGTGTTGCTTCTATTCCACTATTTAAACTATCTGTTAGTGCTTTCATAACATCTTGGAACTTTTGACTTCCCATTCCTCCCATATCATCTACCCAATCACACACTTCAATATCAGTAAAGCTTGGTGTTATACCTTGTGAGTATAATGGATATTCAGCAGCAGCTTTCAGTAAGTTAATAATAGCATCTAAAGATGTTTGCCCACTTAAAGCCTCTCCTATGTCAGAAGGCCCTATGCCTTGAAGTTGACAGAATCTTTTAAGACTCCACGTACAAAAACGCATCGGTATCTTCTTTCCATCGGAAAGAGTTAATTCAAATTGTCCTCTCATATGTTTGGTTTTATCTTCCGTTAGGAAGGTTGTTTTTGGTTAGTTTGCTTAGTTAGTTGATTGAGTCAATGCTCCTGTTCCTTTGAAAGAAACTGAGTATGTAACTGGATTCTCCATATCAGCAGTTATATCAACACTTTCAATAAACGCAGAACCTGACCATATTGAATCACCTGTAACTGGAGTTACACCACCTACTGTTGAGTTGTCTACTGTAGTAAATTTAACTGAAACTGCGGTTCTAGCTACTGCTAAAGCGGTTAGTTCAGATGTACTTATATATGTAGCAGTAGCACCTGGTACTACTGTAGCTAAGCCATCAGTTGTTAAAGACCAAGACTTTTGTCCACCAATCTCAGTAGCCCATCCTAAACTTTCTTTTGTAGATGCATCTGGAGCATCTATAGCTATGCTTAAAGAACAAGAAGTAGAGAATGCTATTACTTCCGCTCCAATTAGAACTACTAATGAAGTTCCGTTAAATACACTTGTTGTTGCCATTTTATTTTATTTTTTCTTTTATGTTAATTGATTTAAGAAATGATCCATTGTTATTACCCTTCTAAACACATAAGCCTCATTTACATAGTCAAAGGTAGCAATATTACTAGCAACCATACAAGTGACTATTTTAAAGTTAGGTGATGTATCAGGATAATTAGGAGGTCTAACTCCTATTATAGCTAATAATTCATCAGCATAAGTATCAACAGTTTTCTGCCCTACTTCTCCTGCTTTAAAAGTCCTATAAACTATGTCAAATTGAATAGTAACATCAAATGCAAATGTTTGCTTGTTGCTATTATCCACTTGTGTCTGACTGCTAATAATCAAATAAGGTGGCTCTACAGTATCAGGTGCTATGGTATCATATGCAACTAATGAATAAGAGGCCGATGCAAGCTTGTCAACATAAGCTTTCCTTAATGTATATCCGCAGTCCTTCATTTTTTACAAATTTAAGGAAATATATTTATATCAATTTTATCTACTTTTTGAAGTTACTTAAGCTTCTAAATAATGCAGAATATTGTTTATCAAATGAATTAAATAAATATGGCCTATATGGCATATTATTCTTATTGCCTCCTATATAAAATTGCCCTGCAAAACTTATTAATCTATTTTGTGTTAAGCCATATTTATATCTTGGTATTCCAAACCCAGTACCTGTACCAAATTCTACATAAGGTGCATAATTCACTAAACTATCACCAACACTTACCTTAGCATAACCAGTATTTATATTATAAGGTGTAGAAGATATGCTATTGGATAGATTGCCAGTTCTTTTATATTTTGAATTAGGATTTAGCCTTTTAAGCCCTCCTATTGAAGATTGCTGCTTAGCTTGTGCTTCAATGGCCAATACAGATTCATTAACCTTTTTTATTGCATAGGCCTTAAACTTTTCTGCAACCTCTGCATATTTTAATTGCAGTTTAAAAAGGTCTTTTGTTTCTATTGTAAATTTTATTTGCTCACTCATTACTTAAGTGTTGCACAACTTATTAAATAATATTGATTTAAGTCAGCTTCATTGATAATAGAGTTAATCATATAAGTCCTTGATTTAAAAGTAATTACAAGAGCATTAGTAAATGTCTTGCCTGTTGTATATCTAATTCTAAAGGTAATAGCATCATTCAAGCTGTCTCTACCTGTTATATTGGTCTTAGAATTGGTATTAGAGACCATTTCAGCCCAACAAACATAATAAGATACTAAAGTGTTCACGAACCCTCCAGCACTATCAGAAACGCTTGTTTTGCTATTAAATGTAATCCTATTTTTTAATTTTCCTATCATTATAAGAAGGTACTTACCCTTTTGTAAGGTTTCATTAATTCGTAAGCCGTTGTTAAGTTGGCTGAAGGCTTAGTGCTTTCAACGCTTGATTCTCTGTATTCATATAAATCACCTACCATCTTCAATAGAGCAGTTTTCATAGACTCAGGAGTTGTAGAGTAGCCACAAGTATAAGTAAATCTAAATTCACTCATAAGTGGAGATACCATATAAATCTTTTTATAAGTATCACCTAAAACTCTATAATCTCCAAGTACCATTGCTACCCAAGCAGCACCATCCCAATATTCTACTAATGTAATACTGTTAATAGGAGCATAAGGAAGCTCTATAAACTCATCTACATAAGCTACTACCTTTAATGTTCTAGTAGACATAGCAACCGCAGCATACTGCTCTAATCTGATTCTAGCTGTTTCTATAAGGTTAGTAATCAAAGTATCATCCTCGCTATAATCTACTCTTAAATAATCCTTTGCTGTCTGTAGGGTAACTATTGTTGCCGAAGGGGCTACTGTAGTAGTTACATCTCTTAGTATCTGCATTATGCTAATTTTTACAAAAATAGTTAAAATTTAGTGTAAACAAAAAGGGATAGCTTTCTAGGCTATCCCTTGTATTGTAAATCTAATTAAAGATTAATCTATACGTTACCGAAATCACCATAAATAAACGCACCAGCGTAATAGATAGGTAAAGCGATACGAGCTTCAACTCTTACAGTAATCATATTTTTTGTAAAGTTGTCACCATCAAATTCAGAGAACTGAACAGAGATACCTTGATTCTGCATAATTTGAGCACCCATAGACCAGTCACCTACTACAAACTTATCTACTGTGATTGCAGTTGATTTGTAAAGAGGGATACCAGCGATAGATACACTACCATCAGTTGTAACAACTGTAGAAGCAGGTAAAGTATAAGCAGAGTTAGCATTCTTAGTATTCATAATAGCAGCCCAATCAGTTGGGTTAACTAAAATACCTGTAGCAGAGTAGTTAGAAGTTTCTAACTGAGCAATAGCTTGTACTAATTGCTCTACGTCTACTGTAGCAGCACCTGTTGCAGCTGTAGCTACTGGTAAAATACCTTGTAAGTTTGGAGCAGTACCATTACCACTTAAGATTTGAGCATCTTCAGCAACTAAATACTTCTCTAACAAACGAGATTGTAAGAAAGAAGTCATAGCAGGTATATCATCTAACATTTGACGAGAGATACGAACATAACCAGCAATATACTGAGCAGCTGCATCTTTCATTGTAATATCAAAATCAACTTGTTCTTTAGAAGAACCTTGAGTTTGAGCTGCAGGTGCACCTTCTCCACCACTTTCGTAAGGGAAAGTAAATAAACCTGTAGACAAACTACCGATTGGTAATAAGCTTCTCATATGCACCTTACGAGAAGGTAAAGCATATACTTGATTAGCATATTGACGAGTGATGTCACCTGTAAGGTTAACCGCTTCTGTCATATTACCAACTGCTTTT